ACGGCATCTCGTCGTTCTTTCTACTCATAAATCTATTTATCTAAATAATCCAATTTTCTTACCGTCTTTTATTCTTTGGTCATATTCTTCTGGGCTTGAAGGATACTGCCAACCCCACCAGGCACCAAATGCCATGAAGGAACCAGAATAAAGGACTGCTTTCCAATTTCCTGTAAATACAATCATTAAGATTAAAGCTAATGCCATAAATCCTAACATTCCATATTTTGCCTTTAAAGGAAATACTTTCTTTGTTTCCCAGTTTGTTAAAAATGGTCCAAAGATTTTGTGGCCATATAACCACTTGTGCATACGCTCAGAGCTTCTTGCGAAACAATAAGCGGAGAATACAGCCGGAATACTAAAAGGTATACCAGGCATTATAACACCTATGTATGCAATTCCTAATAATACAAATCCTGCCGCCATCCATAATAATTTTTTTAAGTTCATATTGGTCTTCTGTTTATAGTTGTAGTTAATCCACTACGTTGTTCTTCAACTTCCATGTTCATAATTTGTTTTTCATCAACAAGAGGTTTCGTAGGGCGTTCACGGTCTCTTTTGAATGCTGCGGTTGATACAATCAACAACATAATCGCAAGAGGGTCAAATACAAAGATGATAGTTAAGATAACCCAACGAACAGCATTGTCATACATAGACTCTGCTTCTTCACCGTATATCATATCAGCAATATATTTTACAGGACCTAGTTCAGCTTCTTGTTCTAATTGTAATCGCTGAATAGGCATCTTCTGTTCATTTAATTCTACAATCTCTGCTACTAAAACATCAATTGCTTCATTGATTTCATTTCTCTCTGTGGTCTGAACTCTGTTGACATAATTACGATCTTCAGGTTTACTTGTTTGTAAAACATAATCTAAGTTTTCCAATCTTCCTGTGAGATTGTCTAATTGTAATTGTTTACCGTCTAATCTTTTATCAACAATACTTGCTTCGAGTGAATAAGTATCTCCAGTCACCGCGCTGTCAATATGAGCTTTAGATAAGAAACCAAATATTCCCATACTTGTAATTAACATAAGTACCACGACAGCGGTGGTGAAATATGCTCGGACCAAATTATTGATTCTGTCCCATTCATAATGGAGCCAGGCTGCAGATACAACTTTACCAAATTCTAATATACTTGCCATGAAAGCAATTGATAAAGCAGCACCACTGAATATTGTCATCAGTCCTATAATACTAAAATACGCAGCTGTTCCTGCGAGTGATAATGATGTAAATAGTGTTAACCATTTCATTGTGAGTACCTCCAATTCACATCACTGTGTTTTTGTTCGTCTGCACGGACATGTAATATCATATCTCTTAAAGTTGCGTCATTGTCCATTGTATAATAATTTATTGCTAATCTCGGTGCAGGCGGATTAGGTAATATTCCTTTGTCTATTAATTTTATATATTCCGTATAACTCTTAACTGCTTCTTCCTCAAAGTAATGTACCATACGATGAGCGGTCTTTGGAAAGAATACATACATTAGGAAATAAAAATTCCAAAAGATACCTTGAGCTGCTAATATTAATAGCCTTTCAAATAAATTTGGTTTCGCGATTTCAATAAAGAACATTAAATGCATTCTTTCGTTTTCAGCTTCTTCAAGCAATTCGCGAATCATTGGTCCATATCCTGTTTTCATTTGTCTTAAACTTCTCAAATGAACCCACATACCTGCGACCATACCTGGGACACCTGCTATAGTTTCTAGAACTACTGCTCTATGTCCATATCTTTTAGCAAAGAATGTATCGGCAAAGAACCGAAAAAACTTTGTCATACTTCTTGCTACGGTATCCTTCATTCGTATTCTTTAAACGTCTCCTTCAACGCAATTACTAAATCGTCCATCATACCATTGGTGTGTAATGGAGTTGGTGTAATTCTAAGCCGCTCTGTACCCACATCGACTGTTGGATAATTAATTGGCTGAATATAAATTCCATACTCATTTAATAACCTATCTGACATTACTTTACATTTCTTTGCATCTCGTACCATTACAGGTAAGATATGAGTACACGCTTTATCATGTATCTCAATATTATTTTCAATCAACAAAGATTTTAATGTTGCTGCTCGTTCTTGATGTTGTTCTCTAAGTTCGTTGTGTTCTTTTAACCATCTTATTGAAGCAATTGCTCCTGCGCACATAACAGGACTTAAAGAAGTTGTAAAAATAAATCCTGAGGCTACGGAGCGAATGGCATCGAGAACAATACTATCACCAGCAATATAACCACCGTGACAACCAAACGCCTTTCCAAGTGTTCCATTTATAATATCTACTCTATCAGAGAGTCCTAACTTTTCGCAGTACCCAGCTCCTGTGTCACCATAAAGTCCTACTGCATGAACTTCATCAATATATGTCATTGCTCCATAAGCATCAGCAAGATCACATATTTGTTCGATTGGTGCAACATCTCCATCCATACTATATACGCTTTCAAATACAACACATGGAACTTGATTATTCATTTTAGCTGTTTGTAAGGCAAGCTCAAGTTCGTCCATGTTATTGTGTTCCCAAATAATCTTATCAGCTCTTGAATGTTTAATACCCATAATCATAGAAGCATGATTTTTATTGTCGGATATAAAACAGATATTTGGTATAATACGGCTCAGTGCAATTAACGTCCACTCATTAGCAACATATGCTGATGTAAATAATAAACCTTTTTCTTTTTTGTGGAGTTTTGCTAATGTTCTTTCAAGAGTGACATGATAATGAGAGGTACCGCCAATATTACGTGTACCTCCACTACCACTTCCTGTTTTTTCAAGTGCAGTTGCCATCGCATCGATGACATACTTGTTTTGTCCTTGACATAGGTAATCGTTAGAACACCAATTCACAATTGTCTTTGGTGAATACTTTGAATACCATGTTGCTTTAGGAAAGTTTCCCCTCTCCCTTACAATATCATTAAAGACTCTATATCGACCATCGTCTTTAAGTGAGTCAATTAAATCTTGAAAGATTTGTTTGTTTATCATATCTACGCCTTAAGCTGCGTAGGCATCATCCCATTTTCCGGATAAACCAGCAACTTCATATTCCGTCACACGGTTTTCAAAGAAGTTTGTATGGTCGGCACCATTCAGTACCCATTCTAACCAAGGTAATGGATTTTCTTTTACCTTGAAATTAGTTTTCATGCCTAACTGAAGTAATCTTCTATCTGTTATATATCTTATATATTCTTTTACTTCGGATTTATCCAGACCTTCAATAGTACCTAACTCGTAAGCAAGGTCAATGAACTTGTCTTCAAGGTCAACAATATCTTTTGACATTTCATAAATTTCGCGTTTGAAATCGTTGTCCACGACACGAGAATGTTCTTTTACAAATGCTTTGAATAATTTAGAATTACCTTCAACGTGAATAGACTCGTCTCGTATACTCCACTCAACTACTTTACCCATACCTTTCATTTTACCGAAACGTTGAAAGTTAAGTAACATAACGAAAGAAGCAAAGAGAGCAACACCTTCGTTAAATACAGATTTTGCTAAAGACAGACCAAGACCACGTAAAGTGTTTGTATCTGCTTGTCTCATATAATCAATCTTGTCTGCCATTTCAGAATACTCTAGGAATGCGTGGTATTCAGAATCAGGTAAACCTAAAGTTTCGTTTAACAATGCATACGCTCTTTGGTGAATACCTTCTCGAGCAGCAAACGAACCTAACATATTACGGACTTCGTTATTTTTAAACTTTGGAATAAATTGGTCATAATAGTTTTGACCTACAGCAACATCAGACTGAGTAAACAATCTTAAGATGTTTGTAATATATTCTTTTTCAATCGGAGTGATCTTACCACCTTTCCAATCAGCTACATCTTCAGACAAGTCAAGTTCATCTTCAATCCAATGAGCTTTTTCATGTCTTGTTGTAATTTCAACAGCCCAAGGATAATGAAACGGTTTATATGTTTCAGAGAATTCCAATAAGCCACCTTGTTTCTTTACAAGTTTATCAGAGATTGCCATCAAATCATTATAGGTACCGATATGTTCATCGTTAATCCAAATCTGAGGTACAGATTTAACGGCTTTACCATTACTATGTTTTTGATAAAAAGCTAATCTTTGTTCTTCATCATCTAATAACACTTGAGTATAACCAAATCCATGTTGTGTAAACCATGCTTTTGCCTTTTCACAAAAAGGGCAATTTGATTTGGTATAAATTAGTACTTCCATTTTCTTTCCTGTTTTTCTATCATCCTTCGCAGGCGATGCACTCATCTTGTTGTTCCTCCGAGCCGTTGCTGAACTTAATTGAGTCTGGGTTAATAATATCATCTAACTTTTCACGTTCGATTTTTTGCGATACATTCTCTGCACGGTTAGATGTTTCTGTTCTTAAATAATATAGTCCTTTACATCCTTGTTTCCAAGCTTGGTAATGTACTTGATGTAAGGTTCTTTTATCAGCTCCAGCAGGGAAGAAGATATTTAGCGACTGACCTTGACATAGGTACTTTTGTCTTTCTCCTGCTAATCGTATAAGAGCTAACTGATTAATTTCAATTGCTGTTTGGAATACCTCTTTCACATGGTCATGTAAAAAATCTAGGTGTTGCACTGAACCACCGTTTGTAATAATCGTTGACCATACCTCTTCGGTATTCTTTCCAATTTTTTCCAATTCTGCTTCGAGATATGGATTTTTATTTAGGTGAGATCCCACCCTTGTTCTAGAAGTAAATGCATTTGCTTTCCAAGGTTCAATACTTGGACTTGTATTTACAATCATAGAACTATTTGCGTTTGGAGCAATAGCTAACATATGAGCGTTACGACGACCTGTTCCTTTCATATCAGGAGCTTCACCTCGACGCTTACCCATTTCTAAAGTAGCTGCTAATGCTTCATCTTTAATATGTTTAAATATTGCTTCATTAATACCAACAGCCTGTTCGCAGTCAAATGGTACTGAATGCTTTTGTAGATACGAATGAAAACCCATCGCACCTAAACCTAATGATCTTTCTTGTTGTGCTGAATATCTTGCTTTGCTAATTTCGTCGCCTGCATGGTCAATAAAGAACTGTAATACGTTATCTAAAAATACAGTTAAGTCTTTGACCATCGGAGTGCCAACCCATTCGTCATACTTTTCAAGGTTAACCGATGATAAACAACATACTGCTGTTCTATCTTCAGAGGTCACTAAATGAATTTCATTACATAGGTTAGACCCCTTAATTGTTAAACCCTTTGCCTTTTGTGCATCAGGTAAAGCACGGTTTGCTGTATCAATAAAGTTAAGATACGGTTCACCTGTTCTATAACGTGTTTCTAAAATCAACTCCCATAGTTTACGAGCTGACATTGTATCACGGACTGATTTGTCATTTGGGTCTAATAAGTTCCAATCAGAACCTGACTCAACCGCTTCCATAAATTTGTCTGTAATATTCACTGCGTGGTGTAAATTTAAATTCTTACGGTTTACATCACCTGTAGGAATACGCATATTAATAAATTCTACAATGTCAGGATGGTCAACATCCATATATGCAGCATAAGAACCTTTTCTTGTTCTTCCTTGACGGTAAGCAACCATATCAGCATCAACAGTATGTAAGAACGGCATAGGTCCTGGAGCTTTCTTTGATACAGCACGAATATCAGACCAATGACCACCTACTCCACCACCTTTAACAGATAGCCACCTAAGTTCTGCGGTATGGTCTATAAGACCGTCTAATGTGTCTGGAACATAAGTAAGAAAGCAGCTGATTGGTAATGCTTTAATTGGTTCTCCTTTAATTGGGGCATTTGATAAGACAGGAGATGCATACATAAACCAGCCTTTTGAAACGTAATCATAAATTCTCTGTGCAAGTTTTAAATTACCATTACAAAAAGCAACTGCTGCTCGAGCATATGCCATCTGAGGTGACCTTTCATCGTCACGACAATAGTAATCTTTTAACAATTTAAATGATTGTTCAGAAAGATCCTTATCTCTCTTTGTTTCAATTTCAATACCTAAGTGCTGCATGTCTTCTCCTTATTCTTGTACATATTGTTCTGATAAAGGAAAGATAGCTGCGATGGCTTCAGCAACAGCTCGTGCAAGTTCAATATGTTCTAATTGTGTTCCATGACCACTGCGAAGTTCGATGTAATGAATCCAACTTCTTAATGTACCGTTTACATACAGACGAGAGACGGTATTTCCTTCAGGTAAAACTGCTCTTGCTTGCTCTTTCGCAATTCCTTTATCAATTGCCCATTTATATAATTCTTTTGCTTGGCGTATAAACGCCATTTGTTTCATTCGCCAATCTTCAGCGATTCTTCTTTCTTGTTCGTTATCTCTATCAATATCAATAGAATTTTGACGATTCTTTGGATCTTGTAATCTTGCTTCTCTTGCGACAAATTCTAAATCATCAACCGGGTCGGCATATCTTTGACTGAATTCCTGAAAAGAAAAAGAACGATGTCTCAATAATTGTCGAGCAATATCTCGTGTCGTTTCAATTTCTAAACAAGCACTCACCATTTCAAATGGAGACCAATGCTTATGTTTAGCAAGGTACTTCAAAAGTTTTTCCGATGTCTCTTTATTATTTTGGTTTGATGGATTACTCACTCTTGCGCAGTAAGCAATTAAGTCCTGAGCTGATTCGTTGTACTCAGGGGATTGACTATAACTAATCAAATTAACCTTCATTATCTATGTCCTTTTCCATTGTTGAAATTTCAATTTAGCCTCTAAACCTTTATAAGTAATTGTTCTCATTAAACTCTCTACACATTTTATATTACCGCTAAGAACCATTTCATTGATGTCCTTCCCAGGTATATCGTTTGGCCATATTACAATCTGATGACCCATGTCAATAATTTTTTCCATACGCTTATGAATCTCGCGATTACGAGGTTCAGCGTCAAACACAAAGACGGCATTCCCTACATGGTCAAGTGCATTCGTATTGCCATCGGCTCCTGCCATCGCAACAGCGTTTGATAAAAACATACTATCCAACGCACCTTCGACCACGTAATACTTTTCTTTAAAGTTTACTTTGTCGAGTCCAAATATTTTAGGTACTTCATCAAACATGATGGTAATATACCTAAGGCCCTCAGGGTCAAACCCTCGAGCTGAGACTCCGAAACATTTTCGGTCTTTGTCTAAAAAAGGAATAACTAAGCGAGGCTCGTCTTTCTTTACGTTCTCGAACTTATTTGGAATGATTCCGTTAATCCATTCTTTAAATCTTGGTGCGAAATAAAGACGGTAATGATGCTTAGAAGGAATACTCCTTTTATCTATATATTTCTTTACTGGGTGATTATGTGGGAGCTGACTGATTTTTTTTAAGTTTTTTAAGACATCACTGTGAGAGAATTTTGGTTGCTCAAATTTAGTATCATCTAGAGTTGATGTTTCTGTTTTTGGAGCATTGTTTGCATTGTTGATAAATTTCTCTGCGACATAATCATTGTAGGAAATGGGGTCGACTGCTCTAAGAAAGTTGGAAAAGGAATGACTTTCACCGCAGTTATGACAGTAAAAGTAAAAGTTGTTTTCTTTCTCAAGCAGCCAACCCCGAGCTTTAGATTTACTTTTCTTTGAGTCACCACAAATGGGACAACGAAAGTTAATCTTGTAAGGGTTACGATTCGTTATTTTGTATCTGTCCAGGCGACCAGCCAAATGCTGTGCGTACTGAATATCCACAAAGTCAAGCATAATATAAAATCCAATTTTTGTTAATCTTTCAGGCTATTATATACTAATATAGGTGAGATGTCAATGGTTATTTTTGAAAAATAACCGATAGGTCAGCATAGTTTAAAATGAAAGTGATAATTGCGAATGCTCCTAGCATCCACCACTTTAGATTTTCCAAAGAACGGATTTGTTGTTCTTGTATGTTTACTTTATCTTTAACGTCACGTACTATATTATCAATAATTGCCAAAGTTTCAGTATGTCTTCTTTCGTGTGCAGCTTTTGTTTCTTCTGCCATTACACGATGTTGTTCTTTGCCTTCGACCATTGCATTTAACATTTCTTCTTTGAAAGCTTGCTTGTATTCATCAAGTTCTTCCTTCATAGCAAGACGAGCTTCCATGTTCATGCGTCTTTGGTCGGCAAGCCTTTCATCCATGTATTCAATTTTGGTCTGAAAGTTCTCCATGATTTGCTGCTGCACAGCAAGGGACTTGGCAATGTCTGCCATCCCATCTACTGCTTCATCAACCTTATCAAAGAATTTTCCAATTGATTGGATGTCTTTTTTAATAAGGGCAATATCGGTCTTAACGTGGTTAAGGTCGTCAGACATATTTACTCCAGTTAGTTTGTTATTATACCACTAAATCCATTATATGTCAATGGATATTTATTAATAAGTTGGGGTTAAACGGAGAGATATGTCAATTATTGTTCTGATTATTTCTCTCAATTGCTAAGCCTTGCGCAGGCTCGTCATCTATCGTCACATTACGATAATATACAATAACCTCTCCAAGTTCGCGAATGTATCTACGGAGCTCCTGAGTGTTTTTAGCCATCATTTGATAGTCACCGATTGTCATTGCGACAAATACAACATCTCCATTGTTGAGCTTTTTCATTTCATCAAGAAAACGGTCAAGATACGTATATCCTACAGGCCATTCTGGATGCTCTCTTTCTTCTAAGGTACAATCCTTCGGCCTTTTGGTTTTGGGTGTTCCATCGTCCTTATATTCACCTGTGGGGAGGGCCTTACAAGGATTAGTAATTACTGCTTCAGATACAACATACCATTTAGGATTTTCTAATTCAATAGGACGAGGTAAAGTTGGTTGTATAATTTCTATTTTTACAGGTTTCGTAATAATCTCGACTTCTTTTTCGCCGAAGATATTCTGTAATGTACTACAACCGCTAAGGAATGTCAGGAGCGTTAAGCTCGCTAATAGCTTTGCTGTCATTTTCTATATCTCCAAATACTTCAGCAGTTCCATTATTAAAAGTTGGTTCAATCAATCCTGGTTTAGCAACTGCAAGTTTATTTAAATTGTGTCGAGCAAATATAGCAAGATACTGATCCTTCTCTTGCTCTATTTGATTATAATTACGTTGAAGGTTTGCTAACGATTGTCCTTGTCTCTCATAAGATTCTTGCATAGCAGCCATAGTTGCTTTCTGTTCTTCAACAGCAGCTTCCAATTTGACTGCGTTCTCTTTAAGAGTCACATTTTCGTTATATAACCAATATGAACCTAGACCAAGAACCAATATAATTCCTATGAATAATTGGTTAAACATTTTAGTCTTCTTCGGTAGGAATCTCTTCAGCAACTTCAGGCGCTTCATCGGCAACAGGTTCGGCTGCTAGGTCAGCGGCCATAGTTTCTACTTCTGCTACTTCAGGGTTTTCCTGAGTCATGTCTTGATACTTTTGATTTAATGCAGCTCTTACTCGAGTTGTCATTTCATCATCAAAAGCTTTCTTGAGGTTAAGTGGATTGTTATCCAACGCTTGCGCGATAATATCATTTACTGGCATTTGTATTCTCCATTCATTATTTAAAAAAATTATTTATACTGATTCCAAACGTGACATCAAACGTTCTGCTCGATTCGTCACTTGTTTGTACCATCTTGAATCACGACCTTCTACTGCAGCCGTTTTCCAATCTTCATCAAGAATTGCTGCGTGCATTTTCTTGAACTTACTTAAACGCGTTCTTCCCATGTTGAACATCATATTAACTAAGATTTGTTGTACTTCATCAGGTAGGTCTCCAAAGACTCCTTCTTCATACAATAATTCGCATTCACTGATTGCGATATCTAAATCCTTCTCGAAACATTCTTTAACTCTTTCTTCCGAGACAGGCGTACCAACTTCAGCTCCATGTTCTGGGTCTGATTCTAATACTAAGTGACCTACACCAAATGTAGGATAACCAAGGTGGTCGAGATATACTTCATTCACTACACCTTCGTCAATTTTTAATTGTTCAAATACTGCTTCTCTGTCCAATTTTGTATCTTTAAAAAACATTTTTACCTCTATGTTAATGTTGTAATATCAACTGCAGATGTACCTTGGAATTCTAAAAGTCCTGCTACGATACTCTCTGCATTTTCTTTAATAGTGTTATCATAATAAGTATCACCGCCTGCATATTCATATCCCCACAACGCAATATCAACTGCTGTGTTTGCTGTAGAGACTTTTGAGATTGATGTATTGGAATAATCCTCGGAACTTAATACAGCAACCATAGGTGACACTGCATAAATATTACTTCCGACTGCTACATCATAAGTTTTAATATTAAGCGTTACTTTCTTAATTGTGTTATCAGAGTCAAACTTGAGTACTTCAGCTAACTCTAATACCTTATCATAAGTTGGCATAATTAACCGTAATTAGCTTCCCAATCAGTTCTTGGGAAATTAGCAAAAGATTTTAATTTACCTAACTCGTTTACCATATCGCTAAAATCTATTTCCTTTGGCTCAACGCCTCTTGGAAGTTGTGGATTTTTACCTGAAAAGCCAGGATAGATATCTAATGCAAAATCTAAATTACCACCACCGACTTTCAATCTTTCGCCTTTAGCAACATCCATAGGACCAACTAAAACTTCCTCTTCTTTAAATCTCATTCCTAATTTTTTGAAATGCTTTTCTACAATTTTTAAAGCGGCTTTAACATCTTTAATAACAGGTGCTGATACATTATCTGCATGCATTGCTTCCTGCTTGATTTTAAATTGTGCTCTAAATCCTGTAAGAGGTGCATCACGAAACGGCGGCTTATGTGTAAACTTTTCGTCTATTGTTTCTTCCCACTGTTTAAAAGATTTCATAACTCTTCCTTTTTAATTAACCTGCAGCTGAACCCATAGCTTGTTTTGCCGCAGCACGCTCTTTATCGCGTTCTTGTTTACGTTTCTCACGCTCTTTTTCGACTTCGTCTTGATTCTTTTGCCTTTCGGCTTCAGCAGCGTGCTTTAACTTAATTCTTTCTTTTTCTTTCTCTTGACGTTGTTTCATTAACTCGACTTCAGTTGCTTGCCTTGCTTTTAGCTGAGCTTGTGCAACCGCATCTTCATCAACCATTATTGCGCCAATCAAATCACGAACACGTTTCTTGTGTTTCTTTTGATTCTTTTTAGAAACGCCGGGTTCACCTTGAGGACCTACTCCTAGGCCGGCAATGTTTCCACCACCTACACTATTTACAGGTTCTTCTTCCATTTCACGTTTTGCTATTTCAGCAATAACCGCGCCGTATTCATCCAAGAATCTTTTTAAAGCCAATTCCAAATCTTCATCAACAGATTCTTCTGTTAAATAATTTGTAGCTTCAATTCTTTGCTGCTCTTTAATTAACCAAAGAGCTGCTGCATAACTTGCCAGTTTTGTTTGACCACCAGGTAGTTTACTTAAAAGCTTTTTGATATTTAATATCATTTGGTCAAACACACCAAAAGCTTTCTTTTGCTCATTCTTACCAAAGTCCTTACGCTTAATGAGAATATTGCCTTTTTCATCAATGATTCCCAACTTATAAGCAGGCCACTTATTAAAAGGTTTTACCAACCTCTTAATAAAAGAATAAGCTAAAAATAAATCTACCATTTATATTTCCTTAAGCCTTAGTTTGATAAGTTCATCTCCTTTAATAGAATCTGAATTTATCATCATATCATCGTATACTAATACCTCAGGCATAAAATTTAAATACTCCACGAATGGTTTTAAATACTCGTGATATTCGTGCAACCTCATGAATAACATGTTCGTTGCGCCTGGACCAAACACATTGAATATTACAATGAGATGGTTCAAAATCAACCTTTCTTTCAATTCAGAATCTTGCCTATAACGACTGAAGAGTTTACGAAGATATTGAAATCTTTTAATATCCTCTTCGAACTCCGACATCTCAGTACACTGAGGATTGTCATAGTGTTTCATCGCATATAGCAGAAAGGTTGATTCTGTCAAATTCATAACAATAAAAGGCTAACTATTTAGAATTAGCTGTCAGCTACAACTGTATCGTCACCAGTTCCTGTCACACCTAAGTCACCAGCATCAACTGCAGATACCTTCATAGGTACCAAGCATTCTGCATAATGACGTCCGTTTGATGTGTGGTATAACCACCAACCAGGACCTTTGAGACCTTTAGCTCTGTTAGCAGCAACACCTGCCTCTGTTAAGTCAACGAATACTGCGTTGTCTTTATCATGAGACTTGTTAGTGTTATCTGCACTGTCTTCGAGCCACTTAGGTACGGAAGCTGCCGCGTCTGTTTTTCCCCATAGTGCCATTGTTATCTCCTTGTTTTATTTTATTAACGTTAATAATAAATTTTTATTTTAGAACTTTATATAGTTCATCGACTAAGTCGGCTTTCTTTTTACGTTTGTCCAACTCAATTCCTGCCTTACGACCTTCAGCCTCAAGTCCAGCTTTTGTTAGTTTACCTAACGCAGCTTTAGTAACTTTAGGACCTTTAGCAACAGCAGCCTTTTTAGGTTCTGCTTTTGCTTTTACAGGTTGTACTTTAGCAGGAGCTTTGTCTTCAACACCAAAAAGCTTTTTAATCCAATCAATCAAAAACATAATTTACTCCTATTATATAATAGAATTAACTGCCGCAGTTGCTAGCAGCTAATTTCTTTTTCTTTGCATCAGGCTCGAGAGTATCAGATGCTTCTGTCTCATCGAGGTCTTCTGCCTTTTCGTTGTCTCCTTTCCAGTTTGCATCAACGTAATTAAAGAATTCTTTCTTCTTCTCATCGTCGAGCTCTGCTGGAGATTCAACTCCAAACTTTTTCAAAGCAGCTTGGAAAAACTTTTCATATTCTTCCTTGTCGCCAGATTCGGCTTCTAATTTAGCCATAACCTTTTGCTCAATCTTGCTTTCAATAATTTCCTTCCAATCCATTTTGGACTCCTAATTCTTGTTTAATATGTTTATTTATAACAGTTTGGTTATTCTAACTTCCAAATTGTTTACACCTTTAATTAATCTATGGTATTCACCTTTTCTTATTGTAAAGCCAATACCGGGTTTTAATAATACAGGTAAAGAGCCTTCAGGTTGAAATTGCCAACCATCTCCACTCAATACTTCAACAATTCTATCTTCATTATCTCTATGCCAAACAAACTCTTCATCGGATTGTTCAACATCAAATATACGAATATCTTCTATATCCTTATATGGCTTACCAGAAATAATCTCCGCCACCTTTGAGTCCCAATTCTTTTGCGTACTTCGGTAATCGACATGCCCAGTATCCTGCACTGAATTTGTCATCTTTAGTATCGCAATTATGTCTTGATGCAAAGTTCGCCGCTGCCTCTCTATCATTAATTTTAGCAGTGAGTCCACCTTTTTCATCACCGAACTCAATTTTTTTAATATTACCTGTGTCAGGGTTTCTAACATAGACAACATATTTCTTATCTCCACTTGAACGCTTTGGTTTATTTAATTCAGGTTCTTCGTCAAGTTCAATCATCGGAGTTTCTAAAGGAACGGTCACTCCTTCATATAGTCCGAAGTTTTCGTATTTCCAATCTGCTATCTTTTTCATTAGTGATCCGATGGGTCGTTTCTTGCTGTTTTGTTTGATAATATAAATCGCCTATTTGGATTCACAGCAACTTTAAATTTTGTCATTAACTTTCTATTCACTAACATCTCTGATGCGGTATCTTTTAAAGACAATCCAACTTCAGCAATATGCTTTTTATTATTAAAGAATATTTCGCGCTCAATTACTGGTCTTTCATCAAATGCTTTTTGACCTCTCATTGGTTTTGAGATGTATAATATCTTATCTTCAAACTTGTATCCGTTCTTTTCCCAAGTAACTTTACCGTTTTTCATTTCCATTTTATCAACGTGCAACATACTTGCTTGTGCACTATTACCCGTATCAAACTTTGCACGGACAGGATTCTTTTCCATACCTTTAAATATAATCGTTTCTATATATCCTGCTTCTTGTCTAAATACAGGCCTACGATTAACATCTTTAGCAAAGAATTTAATTATTCTTTCTAATACTTCTTTATCTGTAATTTTACCTTGTCTCTCTTCAGTCCAAGGATCATATCCTTCAAAGTGAGAACGAATACCAGGTGAACCGTTTACTTCCAAGATATAAGGTTTGCCGTCAACCATTGCGTGGTCAACTCCACAATACATTGCACCACTTGCACGAGCCGCTGCTTTAATTACAGCAATTTCTTTAGGTGATAATTTATATGGTTCTGTTGTTGCACCGAGGTGAACGTTATTTCTAAAGTCTTTGTTTTCCTTTTCACGAATCCTTTCTGCTGATGCCAATATTTTACCACCAATTACAAGGGTACGTATATCAGAATTCATTTCTTTAAATTCTTGTAATAACAAATCAGCGTTATATTTCCATAAAGCTTGACATACACCTTTGAGAGATGATTCACTGTCAACCTTCATAACACCAACACCTTGTGTACCTTTCAAGGTTTTTACAATAACAGGGAATTTACCACCGACTCTTTTATGCGCATCTTGAATAGATTGTTCGTTTGATATAATTGATGTTTTTGGAATCGGAATATTGTTTCTTTCCATCATTAAAGCATTGGACATTTTGTTATCACAAACTAACATTGAATCCAAATCGTTGACAACTAAGAAACCAATATCTTGTAAAGAAGAAACCATTGATTGGGAGGATAAAGTCTCAATGGCTCCTGCTCTAACAAAGATAATTGAATTATGAATTTCTGCTTCGCAGTCGTTGTCTTTTCCGTCAATATTACGAATCTTTACAGAACCGATGTCAATATCAGAACCAGCAATCCAAGCTTTCTTAACATCAACAAAGTCGTATCGTATATCTCTTTTAGTACATACTTCTTCCATTAGGCCTGCGAAAGTTTTTTCACCTTCACCTGTACCTAATACAACACAATGTAATTCGTCAAAGCTTAGTTCAGAACTGGCTTCTTCCTCTAATAGGCGACTTCTGTATTCAGATATACTTTTCATAATATTAATTTCAACAGGTTTTACTTCTTACGCTTATTCGCAGGAAGGCTATCGTCTAATGCTTTTTCAACTTCTTTATATTGCCTGATATATTGTAAGGATCCGTATTGTACCTTTTCTAATTTTTTGAATTCTCTTTTAACCTTTGGGTCTTTAGATGAACGCATATCAGACAAATCGTATCTTGCTTTCAATTCTTTAAGAAGATTTTCTTCAGCAATAATATCGTTTCTTGTTGGTGTAAAACTTGCATTTAGAATAATATCAATAAAGTCTTCCATATCTTCATCGTCGTTACGGACTTCACCGTTATCCAATGCCCAAGTTAATAATTCATCTTCAACATTTTTAGGTAAATCTTTACGACCTTTTTGGAATGCGTCAATATGTCTTGCATGTTTCTTAATAAGTTTACGCCACTCAGATGCGCGGAAACCAAACATGTTTTCAACTTCTCTAACACCTTCGAGTAATTCTGGGAAAAGATCTTCGATATCTTCATCGTCCATTGCATATGCATCACCTTGTAAGAACTTAACAATATCGCCTTTCTTACCAGTGACATCAGCCATTTGACGTCCTGTCATTTTAATTTTAATTTTATGCTTTCTTTCTGACTGTGAACGATCACTTGAATTACCGATATAGTCAATATCAATCGTTGCTAATTCGTTTGGCTTTTTGACTCTTAACTTTTCAGTTATAACCGATTCGTCCAAAGAAAGTGTAAATGCTTCTTCGTTAACATCTTCGATAATATTACCTTCCATAATAGAATCAACTGCAAGTTTAGAAACTTTTAATAAATCTTTCTTTTCGCCATTTAATTCTACAGTAAAGACTGTTGAACTACCTAGTTTAATACCTGTAGGCGGATTAGCATCTACAACTCTACTAGCTTTACTATAAAATTTCTTAGCTTCAGGCATGGTGTTAAACCAATAACCTACATTAGCTTCTTCAAGAGATTCTTGTACTTTGTCCTGATACGGATATCCTTTACCTTTTAAAGGCTCAGCTTCAGGCGAAAGTATTTGTTTAGCCTTTTCGTAAGCTAGCTTAGCAAGCTTTTCTTTAAATTCTTTGGTGCGGCCGTCAATAGTCTTTTTGATTTCCGCATCCATTCTTTCTTTTCTATCCACGTTATCCTCCGAATTCGTGTCCTGCGACTCGCTTCATTTGTTTCTTAAATTCAGCAAAGTCAGGTTTTGATTTATATAATTTAATAGAAAGGTGGTCTTTATCTTTGCCTTTAATGCGCCAATTATAGCCGTCCTTTTTATGTTCTGGTTTTGTTGTTTTTACAACACGTCTTTTGAATCCATCTTCCCACGATTCGGATCCTTCGTCAAGTTTACCACCTGCAGCGGTAAAGGCTGCGATTGCCATATCTCGACGCTTTTCTTTGTCTGCATCTTTAAATTGTGGAGCATCTGATTTCATAAAGTCATCAATCCAAGCTCCGAGTCCATCAGAGACTTTTAACTTTTCTTCTAAATTTTCTAAAAGTTCTCTGAACGTTTTCATTTAATCTCTATCCATATCTATGATACCGTCATAATGTCCTCTTTCGATACCACCCATGTAATCAAATATTGCATCTTCAGCACTTCTTAGACTTTGATGTATTGCATGTGGATTACCAATTCTAGGTGTTCCACCTGTTTCAGCAGTGTATTGCATATCGTCTTGCATCTTTGCTATTTTTACAATTGCACTATGCATGGTCTTTAAAGCTCTGAGTTCTTTCTTTCTATCGAACTCTTTACCTTCAAACTTAGTAGGTTTATACTGAGGTATTCTTGCTTCTTGTAAGCCTTCGTTTCCTATTACCTGTGTTTCTTCAGGCAATATCTTCATAAGCTTATCACTATTCTTTTTAATCAGATTTGATAAATCGCGACCAAACATAGGACTTGGAGAAGAAAGCGTTGTATGTTCTTTATCCGTTTGTTGTTTATTAACATAAGCATCGTGTTTTTTCATTAATTGTGCCAATCCTAATTTTGTAATGGCATCATACATTAATGTAGATATAACTATTCTTGCTTCGTTTAAATTGTCTTCTTCTTCTTTAAGCTTTGCTAAATATTGCATTGCTTTCTTTTCTTGGTCAAACTTGCCGTGATCTTTTCCGTTAACTTTTAAATGAAATGTTGGTTTTGTAGAAGGACCTGATTTAGTAATTTCAATCTTTCTACCGTCACGATTAAATTTCATTTCAATAATTGATTCTTCGTGTAATCCATCAGTTGCTTTTAGAAACTTTAATAGATTTCCACTATTACCACCATCATCAACACTTAGGTAATAATAATCTCTTCCTGTTTCACTATCTGTTTTCATTCCTAGTTGTTGTGCAATCTTTTCAGCCTTAGATAGATTTACTGCTTTATCAAATACAAATCTATGACGCATTTCGTTAAGACCTTCACGAGTTAAACGATTGTTCTTAACCATTCCATTCTTGTTGAATAAAGTAATCATACCGTCACGAACGTCAGTGTCCAATTTGTCAATATAATACTTCATTTGAATAAACAGTTGGTCTTGTTTATTTACATTAGAGTTTTTACCGATATCACGAAGGAATCCGGCAACTCTCAGAAAGTCCTTCTTATCTATACCGCCATGCTTTCTTGCATAATTTTCAAATTCTTTTGCGACCTTAAACATGTCAGCTTCTTGTAAATCTTCGTTAACAATTTTACTTACTCTATCGCCTTGTTTTGCTTTAGGATACATTGCCTTTAATAACGCGTTATATCCAACGACAACATTTAGTAAATCGCCTTGAATTTCTAAGGTACTAATACCTCGCATTACTTTCTTTGCACCTTCGATATCTCTCTTCTTTAGTGCAGCAGCAAGAGCTAAATAATCTTTCTTATTTTGACCTGATTCCTGGCGTGCCAATCGCTCAATGTTTTTATAAGCAAGCGTTAAATCCTGATTTAAATTTTCCACAACAACAGTATGAGGTCTACCGTTGATATGAACAATAGGATTACCATTCTTATCTACGTTGCCGTCCCAGACTCCGTCTTTATGAGCCTTTCTTGCCTTTTTAACTAGAGGATGAGTTTCTAAACTCCTTACCTCATTTAATGCTTCTCTTAATGATTTCATTATTTTATTACCTTTGCTAAATCAGCTAATGTCATAGTATTAATATTACCAAACTCATCAACTGTGCCAAACTTTAATACACCGCCGTCAATTCTTGGTTTAATACTATAAGCAGAACCCATTTTCTTTCCTGGGATATTGTGGATAGTCCCATCTTTGTCTAATTTTAATTTTTCTCTATGACTTGGATTTTTATTTCCTAATGCTTCATCAATTGTTGATTCATCAAGATCTTCATCAAACATACCTGAGGCTTTCATATGAGCAAGAGCATCTTTCTTTACCTTTTCAGCATTTGCCCTATTGAGTTTCTCAACTGCTTGTTTGATTAATAGTAATCTTTTCTTTTTCTCAGCAGGAGACATTGCTTCTTGAACATCGTCCTTAAGACCGCCCATCATTTTGCCATACATATTTCCTTTGGCAGACTTATGAGACATGCTTGAACGTGATTTACCTGAAGCTTTACGTTCACGCTCTTTATCTTTTTTGATTTCAGCTGCGGTAGGTTTGCGATATGCTTCGTCTATACCTGTTAATACGTCTTTAAAAGTTTTCATCTTTTTCCCTTTGGTAATTTCTTGACCCGGAGTGTCCTTTTGTAATCTTGCACGAGCCTTATCAGTTCCCCAATCTCCGGCTCCACCAGTTTCGTTTAATTTATTTATATCATCCATTATTTAACTTTATCAGCCAAGTCTTTATCAGCTTTACCCCAAGTTCCTGGTGATTTTGTAGCAAAACTATTTACTCTTGCTAATCCCCACTGAACAGGAGTTGTCCCAGGTCTGTGACCTGTTCTCCATGCAGCAACACCTCGGTCAAATACCTTTCTTAAAATTGCTAAAGGCATTCCACTCTTTTCTGCTTTATCTTTTAAAGCTTTCTCTGGGCTACTATCTTCATTTACAAATTCTATTTGCTCAATTAAATTATATAATTCATTAATCTTTTGTTCTGTAATTTCGGCTTCAACTTCAGCTCTTTGTTTTTCAACAGCTTCCATTTCTTTTGCTTTGCCGTACATTTTAAATCTATAATCAAAATTTACAGTATTATCTTGTCTTAGTAATTGGTGAGGTCTTTTTAAACCTGCGCGTTCCATATTGCCTTTAACTGCTTCACCAAACATTTTCTTAAATTTATTTGAATGCTTGGATGGTTTTGTATCAGCAGTTGCATCGCCAGGAGCAGGTTTGTAAGCATTAGGATTGTCATCATCCATCTTGGCTTGCTTTGCGAATTGTGCTTGTCTTTTATCTTTTGTAGAACCACCTAGGCCTTTATAATATCCAGGCTGCTGCTTTTGTTTCTTTGATTCTTTATCGTCTTCTTTTTGTAAACGTTCTTGAATAGAAGCTGCTCGATATAAATCTGGATTAACTTCTTCATTTGCATGTCTTAATGCTTTTTGAACTTCGGGATGTTTTGAAAGGTTTCTTTTGAGTTTATCAATTTCTTTAATTGCGTAATTCATATTACCTGAAAGGTCTAACGCAATCTCAATTCCTAACTTAACTGTTTTATCGCGATTGGCTGCAGACTTTGCTCTAGGATTATTTTTATAATATTGAGCAACCTCAGCACCTGTTAGTTTTGTTTTACCCATAGGTGATAAAGGATCCACTTTACCATCTTTAACTCTTTCAGCAAGGAATTGGTCTACAGCAAAATTTAACTGTTCGTTAATACCCATTCCTTTACGAACATCATTAAATAAAGATTTAATAATAGATTCGTTTCTTGTAGGTACACCTTTTTTGAAATTTACATAATCGTTATCAGCGGCATAACCTCTCATCTTACTCGCTGACATTCCTGAAACATCGTCAGCATCGGGATCTCTGTCACCAGCAGATACAACATTAATATCATCAAATGTATAATCTTTTC